TTATATGTCATGTCCAGAGTAGCCTAACTGCTTTGCTCGAATCCTAACAGCCATAGAAGATACTTGAAAATAATTAGCTATATCCATGACTTTTTTAGATTTCTCAGTCAAATAACTCTTAAATTCATTTTCTGGCATTAACAGTTCTGCTGCAAACCTATTAGCCTCGGACTCCATCGCATTTATTTGTCCATCTCTAAAAAAAGCCTTATCAACGAACTCTTTAGTATGTATGGTATGTTTGACATAGTGGGCTAATTCATGAGCAATCGTGAAGCGCTGGCGATGTGGATGATGTAATGAGTTCACTGTCATAACCCAGCTACCATCTCTAGATTGCTTTAAACAACCCGACTCTTCCCCTTCCATTGGCTGCATACGCATAGTAATCCCTAATTCCTTAGTAAGCCGTGATACATCTAAAGGAGACGTTACTATTTGATGCTGCTTAGCAAAAGCTATGAGTTCATCAACTGAATTCAAGGCAAAAACCTGATCATCTAATTCTTGGCTAAATCGTTCTTTGTTTTTTATAAATGCCATTTATTTACCTCCTAATGTCAAATCAGCACCTGCATCTTCGGTTCTATCTACTAAGGATAAGCTCTTCGCCAATATTGCTATATAGCGTTTAAAATCTTCATGCTCTCTATTAATACGTTCGATTGTATCAATATCTAGCTTAAGATCCTTCCTCAGTAATGCAATTGCATCAATCTGTTCTGCTATATCAGCTGTTTTCTCTTCAAGATCGAACTGAAATGACCCAACAATTTCACTTAAGTTAGCCTCGACTTTGTTCCTTACGACACGTTTCACTTCATCAACAAAACGAGTACTCTCCAAATATTTTTTTAACTCATTACTTGCTTCAGCTCTTGCCTCTTCTCTAGCTTTCGCATTTGACGAGGTCTTAATAATGAAAAATGAAAATGCAGCTATAACACCGTTCAAAGCAATAAGGAAGGTGATAATTGTTTGATATAGATTACTTTGAAATGACCAAAAGTCATCTAAACTGAGAAGAGTACCATTTGTAACCATTTCCCCAATATTATGCATCATTACCGGATCGAATTGTTGATCTGGCTTCTTCAGTACGTAATCTTTCGCAAAACCCAAATTTTTAAAAAAACTTGGTTCTAAAACCGAATGCAATACAACTAGCCAAATCAAAATAGTTGCAATAGAGCAAAAAGTAATCGTCAAAAAAGTGACTTTAATACTATGGTATTTATTAACTGTTGAATCTTGAGTTGCATTAGCTGCCGCTGGCTCTTCATCCGCCTGCCTATTTTCATTTACGGGTTCAGCAGATGCCCTACTTGAGCCATTGTTTATATCTTCAGATACATCATTCTCAGCAGATGTTGTATTAGGTTCTACCGATATACTTGGATCTGTGCCAACAATTCCATTGCTTCTGCTTGTTTCAATCACCATCCGCTTGCCTCACCAAATCATTATCTAGACTAACCATAACTAATTCCTATAATAGTTTTGTCAAAGGATTAAGTTTTACTGCATCATCTAAATGCTCTGGCGCAAAGTGCGCATAACGCATTGTCATCTTTATATCGCTATGCCCTAATATTCTTTGTAAAACAAGAATATTTCCACCACTCATCATGAAATGACTGGCAAAAGTGTGACGTAGAACATGTGAGCACTGTCTATCTGGTAGTTTTATGTTCGTTCTCTTCAGTGCAGTGCGGAAGGCGGCATAGCATGAGGGGAATAAACGACCGGTCTTTTTGGGTAAAGAGTTAAATAATTCTTCACTGATTGGGATGCTTCGGTTGCGCTTCCCTTTGGTTTTTGTGTAAGTGACTTTATATGGCATTACTTGCGTATGAGTCAGGCTTTCCGCTTCCGACCAACGTGCGCCAGTGGCCAGACACAAGCGTACAACGGTGGCCAACTCCGGTACTGTACTATTTTCACATTCTTTTAGAAGATTAACTATCTGCTCTTTGGTCAGGAACGCCATTTCTTGCTCATGGGTTCGATACTGGCGTACACCACGGAGGGGATTGTCGTAGCGCCACTCACTCAGGCGGGAGAGTTCATTAAACATCGCCCGCATGTATGCCAATTCGATATTCAGCGTACGCGGTGTTACGCCTTTGGTACGAGTGCCGCGTAATATTTTCCCATTGAGCCGTTGTTCACGGTACTGAGAAAATGTTTTTGCGGTAAAATCTATGGCGCGCGGATCACCGAGGTCACGGCACATATTGAGCAAGACCTGATGACGAGATTTGCCATCGCTCAAAGTGATGCCATGCGCCCGATGCCAAATTTCGATTAGCTCTGACAACAACCGCGTGTCCTGCTTTTCGCCTAACCAAGGTTTGCTATCTACTTGCTCCATCGTGAAGCGCTCAAATGCCAGTGCTTCACCTTTCGTCGCAAACTGCTTTCTTACGCGCTTCCCTTCCCTACCTGCCGGATAACACTCACAAATCCATTTTCCGGTATTCAACTTTCTTACTGCCATACAGCGTGCTTACACCTTCTTTAAAACACTATCTACTCGGGCTAAAACACTTATCTCGTTCAACGCGCATTCAAATGGTATCTTTATCTCTGTTCCACTGACTCTCACTTTACCGACAGGGATAAGTTCTAGATTCCGGATACTAACTTTGCCTTCGATTTCTACTAGCCATGTCCCATCTGAGATTTCTTCAAATGAAGAATCAACTAAACTAATCGCTTCATCCGAGACAATAATTTTTGGTTCAGTAAGTTCAGGTGATAGTAGTGAGTTATCCAATACCAGATGCCCATCTTCAACCAATTTACCTTTGATAATCTTGTATCGGGTAAGTGAGGTTATGTCGCCTTTTGCATCATCGTACATTGGGCCCTCCCCTGTAGCCAGCCACCGCAGGGAAACTCCGGTTTCCAGCGAACACCAGATAATCACCTGCGCCGGATAATAATCTCTACTCCACCACGTCCCAAAGGTACTGTTTGTAATACCCGTATGCTGTGAAAGCTCTGTTCTTGTTTTGAATCCATATGCATCCAGAACTCGAGTCAACGCTTCACGACCACCATGATTGGGGTTGAATTTATTCATATGCATAATTTATGAAGGATAGAGTTTTTAATATTATTTACTTGGCTTCACATTTTCTTTAACACGCTATCTACACGGGCTAAAACAGTAATATCTGCCAATGCACACTCAAATGGCATCTTTAGCTCATTGCTGCTGACCCTTACTTTACCAACAGGAATAAGCTCTAAGTTTCTGATACTTGCTTTATGCTCAATCTCAACTAACCACGTCCCATCCGAAATATCTTCAAATGAGCAATCAACCAAATTGGTCACACCATCCGAGATGATAACTTTAGGCCGAGCCATTCCAACCGATAATAAAGAGTTATCTAAAACCAAATATCCATCTTCAAACAATTTACCATTGATAATTTTATAGCGGGCAACTGAGGTTATCTCGCCTTTTGCATCGTCGTACATTGGCCCCTCACCGAGAGAGAGCCAACGTAGTGAAACACCCGTTTCTAAAGCACAACCAATCAATAAGTTAGCCGGGTAAAAATCCCTTTTCCACCAAGTGGTTATAGTAGCAATGCTGATCCCTGTTTTTTCTGAAAGCTCAGTTCTCTTATTTAAACCGTAGGCTTTAATTACCCTTTGAATTGCAGATCGCCCACCACGTTTTGGAGCAAATATATTGTCACTTGTATAATTAGTCATAATCTAATCGCCATAAGTTGTATCGATCTTATGACCATCGACGTCTCACTAACTTGCCTGCCATAAATCGATCACGCTTTACTAATAACTCGTTCCACGATGCCAATGATCTTTATATCTGCCAGAGCACACTCAAATGGGGGTTTGATTTCTCCACCACTAATTCGGACGCGACCAACCGGTACTAACTCCAAATCGCGAATACTCTTCATTCCTTCAATTTCAACCAACCATTTACCATCTAGCACAGTTTGAAATGACTTATTTACGATATAGGTACTATCTCCGCTATTGACAGCAATGAGATCATTTTGAGACTGAAGCAATGACTTGTCGAATAAAACAGCGCCAGTATCACTAAGTATCCCTTTGTCTAAACTGAATAAATTAATTTTCTGAATTTGACTGTCCGTATCTTCAAACATCTGGCCTTCCCCCGTAGCCAGCCATTGCAATGATGCCCCCGTTTCAAGTGAGCACCACACCATAACTTGTGCGGGGTAAAAATCGCGACGCCACCATGTATTGAGAGTGCTGTTACTAATTCCTGTGTAATCAGATAGTTCGGTTCTCGTTTTAAATCCATAGGCTTCCATGATTCGCTTCATGGCTTCTTGGCCACCTGAATTCGGATCATATCTGTCAGCATTTTTTTTATTCATTTAAACGTTCACCTGTTGACAATGTTTTATATAAACATCATCATTCTCAAAAGTGTTCAAATAAGTACTTTATGTCGATTATCGTTTATCGAAACCATTGGGGAATGATGCCTTATGAAACCAGTGATCTCAATCAATCTTGTAATTCCTAACCCCTACCTCCCTATTGAAGAGTTCTGCCGCCAGACTGGCCACGCGAAAACGACTGTGGTTGATATGGTTAGAGACGGCAGAATCACTATCAAACGTAAAGCCGATACCATCAGTGAGAAAACCGGTAAGCCCAAAACCAAATCTAAAATTGAAATCAACATGGTCGAACTGACCTTACGCGCACTTGCTGAGTCCAATTTTGATGTTCGTTTGAACGATAAACCATTACGGTAATTCTCCTGAATTATTGAGGTTAGCGCCATGTTTGCAAATGGAACTGACAAACACCCTCATTGGGATTCAGCCTTGCGACGCTTTGCCGATACTGTCGAGATAAAGCAAGTCGCCGAAACCATTGGCATGAATCCCCAGACACTGCGCAATAAGTTGAATCCGGCACAGCCGCACGAACTGACAACCGTGGAATTGCTGCGTATTACCCACGCCACGCAGAATTACACCCTGTTGGATGGTGCGTTAGCTGAACTGGGTCGTTTACCTTCATTGCCGTTGGAAAATCCACAGGAAGCCACTGATATTCCAACTCAGGCTCTCAAAATCAGTTCAGCCGCAGGAGAATTGGCTGGCGAATCACTGCAATTAATATCCGGCAGTCGGCTCACCAAAAAACGCAAAGACGCTATTGTCAGCCGCGCTAATAAAGCGGTCCGTGATCTGATGCTCTTTGCGTATGCCATTGAAGAGCGCTTTCACTCAATCCCGGTTTTAACTACTACGGTCGATTTGATCCAAACCGGAAGCTTTTCCGGTCTTTCGTAGAAGGTCTGTAATATGCAAAACCCAATCTCAATTGCCCCATTACTCTGGCGTCAACAAGGCCACAATGCTGGCCGCGTTGAGATTAAACACGGTAAAGGTAAACCAGGCATTATTATTCGCCCTGATGGTCGCCGTTGGGCACCACCACAAGGCACTTTTACTGATTCTCATCGGAGGATTGGTAAATGAGTATTCGCTGCGCTTTCGGTCCAGAACACCTTCGCGCAATGCCACTTCCTTTGCGCGCCGTTATTGGCAAACACTTTGCTGGCTCTCGCTGGCGGGATACCTGTAACTTTTACGACTCGATGCCTGAACGTTACCGGGCAACCGTTTGTTTTCATGCTGAACTGAAAAAACGCCACGCCCTACTCCAACTGGCGGAAATGAATGATAACGAGCGGCAACGCATCGTCAGTGCGTTGGATGAATTACGACATCACTTTGCTAAATATCGCAAACACGTCATTAGCAATGTCACCTTTATTCAACTACTGCCCATCAGCGTGCGTAAAACCCTATTTCTTCATGCTGGATTAAGTCACAAAGAGTTTAATCAACCGGCCAGTTATCTAGAAGAAGACGCTTGCCCGTGGCGGGAAACTTTAATAGCAGCATTACGTGAATTACTTAATTTATTCGAGGATGCGCCGGATATTTTAACTGCAGTTAAACCTGACGCTTATTTCAACTAATCATCGTATTTAAATTAATTGGCGTATGACCCGCCGGGTTGCCTACGCCCTGAATAAGGCCATAACCATGCACATGTATAAAACCATAGGACAAGATATGCATACCCGCGCCCTTGAACAGGCGCGCCAGCACCAACTGAATCAAGCACGTAAGGAGGCTAAAGCCGATGCAGCTATTAGATTCTCTTCATATTTAGACCGTCTCGCTACCCATGCCGCCAATCAACAGCTTTCCAGCAATGAAATTGTCGAGTTGCTGCGTCAGGAATCAGAACAATTTCAACAACGTGGCTTTGAGTGCCACCAGAGTGATTTTTAAGGAGATCTGAAATGCCCGATATGTTCGATCACTCTCAAGAACTGCAACAGCTCCAGTTGGAACACCAGATAGCGGCAGCCAGAACCAACAACCTGATGCCATCCGCTTTTATATGCGCCGACTGTGATTCTCCAATTCCAGAAGCACGTCGCGCCGCATTGCCGGGTGTGCAGTGCTGTGTCCACTGCCAGCAGATCCGAGAAATAAAACGCAAACATATCCGCGTATGACTTCAGTTAATCGGGGGCGCTTTGCCCCCTCGCCACCACCGCCATTTACGGTAAGTTGCCGCGAGACTTTCGTCGGCGCTTATCCGTGGAATGCACCACGCAAAGCCATAGGTCGTGAAAGACAACTTACCCGTGAAGAATACCTTCAGGGGCAAGCTGTTTTAAATAAAATAAACAGCCTGCCATATTTCCTGCGCTCACTGTTTATCAGCCGCCATGCCAATCTACAAAAGCACCAAGGCCAATTAGCGGCTAATAAATATCTGGTCCTCAGCTTTATGCAGCTTATTTGGCCACGCATTCAAACCGTAAACCAAAAGCATGGTTTAAAACACGATATCGCCCTTGGCTTTTTAAGCGAGGAAGAGACTTATTTAAGTCTGCCAGGCATGAATGATAAAGAACTGGTTAGATTTGCAGGCCGTATTTCTGCGCAGTTATTTTCTGCCTATGAAGAACTCAGCGATGCCTATATTGCTGAACATAATGGCGATAAAACGGCAATATTCAGCGATAACGCACAAACCAAACTCTATGGCCATATTGCTGGCATGGCGCGGTCATTAAATGTTACCCCGCTACACTGGCGTAAATATCGTAAAGCTAAGTTAACCATGCGCCACGCTTTCTCCGCTATTGCCCGATTGGTCAATGATGAATGGTGGACTCGTCAGCTTAAAGCCCTGCGCACCCGTTGGCGGGAAGCACTCTTAATTGCCGTCGGCGAAGTGAATCGTCACAAATCCGGTTATGCCAGCAAGCAGGCGATTAAAGATATTCAATCGCGCCGTTTGTCTAATATGGAATTTCTGAAACGCTGTGAACTGGAAAATGTTGATACCGGTGAACGTATCGATCTGATCGATAAAGTGCTGGCCAGTATCTCTAATCCAGAAATCCGCCGCATGGAATTGATGAATACCATCGCTGGTATTGAGAAATATGCCGCTAATATGCAACACGTCGGCATGTTTACTACCATCACAACCCCTTCCAAGTACCACCCAACTCGCGTGGTAGAGAATAATGAAAAAGAGAAAGTCCTGTTTAATCACAAATGGGATAAAGAGGCGTTTACGCCCAAAGATGGTCAGCGTTACCTGTGCAAAATCTGGAGCAAGATGCGCACCGCGTTCAAAGATAACGATCTGAAAGTTTACGGCATCCGCGTGGTAGAGCCTCACCATGATGGCACCCCTCACTGGCATATGATGCTGTTTTGTGAGCATCAGCATCGCAAACCGGTGGTAGAGATCATGCGCCGTTATTCTCTGATGGAAGACGGTGACGAACGTGGCGCAGAAAAAAATCGCTTTGAATGCAAGCACATGAAAAAAGGTGGTGCGGCTGGCTATATCGCGAAATACATTGCCAAGAATATCGACGGTTATGCACTGGATGGCGAACTGGATCATGAAACTGGCCAGCCGCTAACTGAAAGCGCTGCTGCCGTCACCGCTTGGGCGGCAACGTGGCGCATCCCTCAATTCCACCCAATTGGCATTCCAACGATGGGAGCTTATCGCGAATGCCGCCGCATTCGTAGCCTGAGTCTTGCAGAAAGATTCGATGATCAGGTTGAAGCGGTACGTGCTGCCGCTGATGCCGGTGATTTTGCCGCGTACATCACTCAACAAGGTGGGGCCAACGTACCTCGCGATCAGCAAACCATTCGGGTAGCCCGCAAGGTGGCCGAAGAACTCAACGCCTATGACGAAGAAGTACAAAAGGTCATCGGCATTTATGCCCCTCATCTCGGCGAATCTAAGATTTATGAAACCCGTTCAACCCAATGGCGTATTGTCGCCAAGGCCGTTGACGTTGAGCTTTTGACTTTAAAAAGCGCCTCTGGCGCGCCTCGGAGTTCTGTCAATAACTGTGGGTTCGATGCTGAAGTAACCACCGTTGAACCAACAGAATTACCGCCTGAAAACATCTATTCACCGGTGAATACACCTATAAATTGGGATGATGAAGGCAATGTGCTGCTGATTAAGTCAATTTTGCGCGGGCAAACTCCCACTATTAACCATAAACAGCGCCCCTATGACCCGTACCACTGTCGCGAGGCCGCACCTTCTGCCCGCCTGACACAAGAAGAACGGGCACGTTTGCCCCAAATTCGAGCCGAACTGACCGCTAAAGGTATCCAGCCCACACGGTGGGAGCTGGAGGCGCTGACGCGTGGAGCCAAAATCCACTTTGGCGATGTGGTATTTCACTATCCACCGTTAGATACATGGGGAGACATAACTAAAGATTTATAGCTAAATCGCCATATCCGAACAAAGTCTCATAAAAACATTGATGTACTTGACTAACGAAATCGCCCGAAACAATAATACTGTATATTTATACAGCCAGTAAGGAGAGATAAATATGGAACACATTGAACAAATCTATCTTGCCCTGTCACGTATACAATTCATCGCTGAGATTTCCCTCACCGCATGCTGCAAGCATGAAGAAATGGAAATGGCACTCTACCTAATCTCTGATTTAGCGGACGAATGCTTGCCAAATAATGGGCATGAGGAAGTGTTCTATAAGGCTTCACCAGACTGCACACGATGATTAAAAATGTTTACCCGGAGTAAACCCCGAAATAGTGTGAAACTGGCGATATTCCAATAGTAAATTCATGTTTGATAATATGTGCCTGCATTTTTTATCAGCACACGCAGAAAGGAATACTATGAATAGCGTAATCGCTTTTTTGTCTCTGTCGCTTTTATTGATGGCCACATTAAACCGCCACTAGACGTATTCCAGGCCAAAAACAGTGACAAAGACCCAATCGTTAGCTCCCTTGATGGGATATAGGCCAAGCTTCGGTAAGTAACATGGGTACTTTGTCACTTTTTATCATTCAACTCATGACGCTATACCATAGAAAGTGAGGATTGATATGCATCAACTGCCTAGGGATATTCCCAAGTACTCTCGTCGCCAACTGAGAATCGCGGGCATAATTCAGCGATTACAGCAAATTATGGTGAATGAAAACCTCACCGGTAGCGAGCTAGTAGAGTGTGCAGAAATCGTTAGGGACAATAACGCCCGGATAGAACAAATTAGCCGAGGTGATGGCCGAGATTCTTTGCCCAAAGAGGTTTAAATATCTGCCGTACTCTGTGTATAACCATGCATGCATTTAGCGCATGAATTTGCATGACGATTCTCAGTCGTTTTTGGTTGCATCAAACCAGTACTGGCGCGGATCTACCACGATCACGCAACTGCATGAAAAGCGCCCTATAAAGCGGGCAGGCGTGGCGGGGATACGATTGCGCGCATCACTATCCAGTCATTAGTCTAATGTAAGTAGGATGTTTGACACCAAAATACTTGTTGTGCAAAATGCGTCATCTCTGGGTAAGGTAAGCCACATGAAAAAAATAACTGAAAAACAAAGAACTATCGACATTAACCGCAGCTTAAATTTCAGAAGAAAAGGCTTTATTAGGAAATATAAAGCTAGATCTTTCAGTGGCCAATCATGGGAATATAAAGACCGATGGATTAAAGAACAAGCAACCCATGGGTTAGATGTTGAGGTCATTAAAAAGAATAGAATTTCCATAAGATTACCGGAAATAATGAATTTTTCATCGGAATATGACAAAACGATGCAAAGTATCACTGCGATTAGAAAATTAGCAGAAAAAAGAGGAGTACCTGACCCATCCTATAAATTAGGGTTTGTTGATTTTTCAAACTTAAAAAAAATATCTACCTCAGCCGCTCTTGTTCTTACTGCAGAACTATCAAAATGGGATGATGCTATTCGTCAGCGGTTAACCCCTAAAATAAACACATGGGATGAGAGCATATTAAGAAAGTTTTACGATTTAGGTTTTTTTGAGTTATTTGAAAAAAGTAAGGGGCTACAACTTATCGAGAAATCAATTATTGAGAAGGGAGTTAAATTTGTTAAATATCTAAAAGGTAAGTGTGGAGATATTGAAAAAACTTTGGAGTTAAAAAATGAAATAAGAAGTGTGGTCGGTGAGGATGTGAAAAAATGGGTGTTCCTTCAAAGTGGAATGAGCGAAGCGATAACAAATGTATCACAGCATGCATATCCAGTACATGAAGGATATTTGGATGCAGATAAGAATTGGTATCTAACTGGCTCTTATGATGAAGTTAACAAAATATTAAAAATTGTTTTTTATGATCAAGGTATTGGTATACCTAAATCTTTACCTGCATCTCAAATATGGGAAAGGATTTTATCTATGCTTTCCAAATTCTCATCAATGGAACGGAAAAGGGATGAGGTTCTTTTAAAAGCTGCAGTAGAATTAGATAGAACAAGTACAGGTGATATAGATCGGGGCAAAGGTCTACAAGATCTTCTCGAATTTATAAAACAAAGAGGTGATGGCTATTTATCAATAATGAGTCTAAAAGGTCTTTATAAACATGAAATTGTTAAGGGAAATACAATAATAAAAACTGAGAATTTTTCTTTACCGATGTGTGGTACACTTATCATTTGGAGCGCAAGTCTATAACTCTATGCTTGCAGAGGTAATAATGAACATCAATAACGATTCAGATCAAGTACTTAATATATCAGAGGAATTCTCTAAACTACCGTCTGGCCGTTTCTATTCAGATAAAACAGGTAGTAGTGGTGAACAATTCAGGGAAGAAATCCTTAGAAAAAAACTTAGCTTACTAACTGGGGGGCAAAAATTAATAATAATCCTTGATAATGGTGTAGAAGGTTATGGTTCCTCGTTTTTAGTCGAGGGTTTTGCTGGCATAGTAAAGTATGGTTATATGACTAGCGACAAGCTATTATCATTATTAGAATTTAAATATTCGGATGAAGATTTTGAGTTTTTTAAGAAAAAAATAATTCAATATATTTCAGAAGCAAGATTTAACTCGAAAACTTACGAAAGGACACATGCATGACAGCTCAATTTTGCCAAGAATATTTATTTAAAAATGGCATTAAAAGAGTAGACTCTGCCTCAGCTAATTTTATTGATAGCGCCTGCACCACATCAAAAAATAGCCTTTCCTATCAAAATGACATAATAAACCAAATAGCTGACTCTACTAACAAAATCATAGAGTCTGTTAATTTAACAACGGGTGACAGTACCTACTCAGCGGTTTTTGTAGCTATTGTAGGTGCTCTGAGTGCTTATTTATTTAATGTATTACAGCAAAGATCAGAAAGGAAAATAAATAAAATTAAAAACATTTCCTCATCAATTCTTGATTTAATATCGACACTTGAAGACATTGCCGTCAGATATTGGGTTACAGGATATTCCAGTGAGCATAAAGATAAAATATCAATTGATGAAGCACGCATAAAATCGATCAATCTACTAATTGATAAACATATTGATATATTCTTAGACAATCTTAATGAAAAGCAAAAAAAACAGTATAAAAACACCTTGAAAAATTTCGCATCAGATATTTTTGATAAATCCACTGGAGGAGACTTTGAATCTATCCATCGACAAAAATCTCAATTTATAGCCACTAGCATATCCAAAAAATGTCTAGAGGTCATTACTGTTATAAAATCTATATCTCCTTAAAAACCGACCATTTCAGTCTAAAGAAAGACAGGAACCATCCTATCTCGGATGTTTTCTTCTTATGTGTAGGTTTGGTAAGGTTCATCTTTGTCCCCCTTTTGGTTTTTAATTGATAACTTGTATTCTCTAAACCCAACAACCTCCTCCCCTACCCACTCATTCACCTCTTTCATCCGTTCCTGCAACGGCATCAACTCGTTGCGCACAAACACCTGACTGGCCTTTTCTATGTCACCAAAACCGCCGGTGTTATTGGGGATGATACCCATCATCTGCGGTGGTACACGGTGGGCGCTGAGTAGGTCGTCGCGGCTGGCGTTTTTGATATTAAAAAAATCGTCTTTGGTGGCCACCTCGCTGAGTGGGACGATCTTGATACCGTCAGGTTTGCCATTTGGAGCATAGAAGAACAAGTTTTTAAAATTCCCCAACCCTTTGGTGCTGCGCATGGCGTTGCGTAATGTTTCTACGTCGGTATTACTTTGGGCCGCATCGGTGACATACATGATATAACCGGCATGTGCGCCGTTCTGGAAATACTTGCGACGAAATAACGTGGCTGATTCGTTCAGCCATGCTGAGTTGAGTGAACTGAGATATTCCGGCAAGCCGTAAAGTTCCTGATTAATATCCGGTTCAATCAGGTGAAATATTGTACCTGGCTCAAAGCGATGCGGTTCGCGGAAAGATTGCACGAACCAATACACATCATCTTCTACTCCACGACGGGTATATTTGGCCGGTGAACATTCCAGCCGCATTAACTTGCCTAAGCGATTGAAGCGCTTCTCCAGAAAGGCATTGCCGAAGACCAAAAAATCCAGTGCAAAGCGGCTAAACTCTTGGGCGCTAAGCAGCGGATGTGGGATAAAAGTGCTGGTCAGAATATTACGTTTCACATAAATCGGTGAGCTGTGATGTACCGCCGCACGCAGACTTTTGGCCAACCCGGTGAAACTGATTGGCGGCTCAATCCATTTGCCGTTACCGATGCATTCGGCGTAATCCAGAATATCACGGCGATCCAACACAGCAGAAGGTTCGCCAAAACTAAACACTTCCATTGGTTGCTGCGGTTGGCGAGTTAAATTGGTTGATTTTACTGCCTTGCGGCCTTTGCGTTTGCTCATCAGTTAAAATCCAGAATTGAAGATTGGGCATAACCGTTACCGGCGGTTAGCGGCTCGTTAATCATCGCGTGCATCGCCGCCCATGCGATATCTGCATGACTGGCGTCTTCGCTGCGGCTGGCTTGGTAAGTGGCACGGCCACCGCTGGCAGTCATGGTTTTGCGGATAGCCATAAAAGATTGGGTGATATCGGTGTGGCCGGAGTCATACTCCAGCCGCCCGCTGGTGATCAGGTCTTTGGCTTTCAGCACCAGCGCGGTTTTAATCTCCGGGCTGTAACGAATTTCCCGCACCGCCGGAAAGAACTCTCGCACCAGTTGATAGACGCCCTGCCCAATGCCCGTGGCGTCGATACCGATATATTCCACGCAGTATTTTTCAGTTAGAGTTTTGATGGATTCAGCTTGAGTGGCGAAGTCCATTCCCTTCCATTGATGGCGTTCCAAAATGCGGAATTTGCCGCCGGGTACCAGCGGTGGAGCCAATACCACGCAACCCGCACTGTCACCGGTGTGAGACGGGTCATAACCCAACCAAACCGCCCGATAACCAAAAGGTCGATAGGCGTAAGGATTAAAATCGTCCCACTCCTCCAGACTATCGACCATGCAGCCCTGCAACTCTTCGAACGGAAATACCGAGGTTTTATCATCGACGAATTCGCACATCAGCAGGTTTTGATATTCCGCTGGGCTGTATTCCAGCGCGAGTTGGTCGAGGTCAAACAGGTTGCAGCCGCCTGCCAACGCATCTTCGACAGTGACAATCTGCCGCCACTGACCGTCGCCACACAGCGCACCGTGCATCAAGTGGCTATGGCTGAGATCGACATAAATATGTTGTTCTTTGTTTTTACGCCCTTTATTAAACAGTTCGCCAGACCAAAACGGATAAGCGCTGTGGGCCAGACTGGATGGCGTGGAAAAATAGGTGGTACGCCATTTTTTGTGTAATGACATACCCGAAGCCACTTTGCGCAGCTCCTGAAACTTGGGTATCCAAAAGTATTCATCGAGATACAGGTTGCCGGTGTAGCTCTGAGCGGTGCGGATATTAGTGCCGAGAAAGAACAGCCGCGCACCGTTGGCCAGCACCATCGGATCGCCTTTCAGGTCAACTTCTACCTGCCGGGCAAAATCAATGATGTAGTTTTTGAATACATGCGCCTGTGCCTTACTGGCTGACAGGAAAATCTGATTACGCCCGGTGGTTAGCGCATCTATGAGCGCTTCACGGGCAAAGTAGAAGGTCGCGCCAATTTGGCGCGATTTAAGAATATTGCGAATACGGTACTGCAAGCCAGCCCGATACCAACCTTTCTGATATTCAAACGTAGTTTCCAGAAAAATATCATTCAGCTCTTCAATAGCCGCGTCGCTAAACACATTTTTCTCAGCCGACTTACGTTCCCCTTTATTACGGTTACGTATCTTCGGATTCAGATCGGCTTCATTGCCGGTTTGGTTGTAGCGGTTAACTCGTGCCAATCGCTCAATCTGGCGGCCTAGCAGGTCAATTTCTTTGTAGTCGCAACCCTCCTTATTGTTCTTCATGATCAGTTGAATCAACCGCGCTTCCAGACTGCTCTCCACGCGCGATACCGGGGAAACGACCTCCCAGGCATCCCGCTGTTTCCAGCTCTGCACGGTTGGCGCTTTCTGGTTCAGCATCTCGGCAATCTGGCGCACAGAAAAGCCCTGCCAGTAAAGCAAAGCCGCCTGCCGCCGTGGGTCACTGATAAGAGTAGTTGGGGTCGTCATCATGAGCGCAAGGCTACGAAAACGAGTTTAATTCTTCCTCAACTCACTGTTGTGTCAGTGATTAAAGGATTTAGAGTGGTGGCGATGGAGCTTGGGAGTCAGGAAACTAGCGCTGATTTAACTGACCCATTCACGGACTCCCATTATGGCCAAGAAAATTTCTAAATTTTTCCGTATCGGCGTCGAAGGTGATACTTGCGATGGTCGTATTATCGACGGTAATGACATTCAGCAAATGGCCGATACCTTTGACCCGCGCGTGTATGGCTGCCGCATCAATCTGGAACACATTAAAGGTTTACTGCCTGACAGCCCTTTCCGTCGTTACGGTGATGTGGTTGAGCTAAAAGCCGAGAAAATCAATGATGATTCCGCGCTAAACGGTAAGTGGGCGTTATATGCCAAGGTGGTGCCGACCGACGATCTGGTCGCGATGGTGCAAGCCCGACAAAAGGTTTACACCTCAATGGAGATTCGCCCGAATTTCTCCAACAGCGGCAAATGCTATCTGATTGGCTTGGCGGTGACTGATGACCCAGCCAGCTTGGGTACTGAAATGTTGGAGTTCTGCGCCCGCGCCAAAACCAATCCGCTGGCGGGTAAGAAACTGGAACCCACCGATCTGTTCTCTGTTGCCGTTGAGGCCGCGATTGAATTTGAAGAAGTTCCTGAACCCGGAATCAGTTTACTTAGCCGGGTAAAAGAGCTGTTTAATCGCAAGCAATCCTCTGACGATGCCCGTTTTACTGATATCCACGCCGCTGTGACCACCGTAGCCGAACAACTGCAAGTTCAGGCTGATGCTAACGAGCAACGTTTTCAACAAATTGAGCAACAGATTGAAGCTAATCAGCAGCAACTTTCCCACCTGCACGCCAGCCTCGACCAGAGCGAAAGCCTGATCCAACTGCGCCGCCCGATGGCCAACGGCGGTAATGGTGATGAAACCTTTCTGACAAACTGTTAATAACCAGACTGAGAGAGCCTCATGCGACCTAATACCCGAATCAAATTCAACGCTTACCTGACTCAGGTTGCCAAATTGAATGGCATTGAGGTAAGCGATGTGGCGAAGAAATTCAGCGTCGAGCCGTCGGTTACCCAAACCCTGATGACCCGAGTGCAGGAGTCATCCGAGTTTCTCTGCCGTATCAATATGGTGCCGGTGGCCGAGTTAACGGGTGAGAAAATCGGTATCGGCGTCACCGGTTCTATTGCCAGCACTACCGATACCGCGACTGGCGGCGAGCGTGAAACCGCTGACTTTGCCGCACTGGAAGCCCGCCGTTATCAGTGTGAACAGATGAACTTCGATTTTCATATCCGCTATAACACGCTGGATCTGTGGGCGCGGTATCAGGATTTTCAACTGCGGCTACGTGATGCCATCGCCAAGCGTCAGGCATTGGATTACATCATGGCGGGCTTTAACGGAGTGAAACGTGCGGCTACCTCCAATCGTCAGCAAAACCCAATGCTGCAAGATGTAGCGGTAGGCTGGTTGCAAAAATACCGCAACGAAGCACCGCAACGGGTGATGGATAAAGTGACCGGTAAAGAGGGTGCGATAATTTCCAGCGTCATTCGTGTCGGCGAAAATGGTGACTATAAAAACCTCGACGCGCTGGTATTTGATGCCACCAATACCATGATTGACCCTTGGCATCAGGAAGACCCCGATTTAGTGGTGATCTGTGGCCGTGAGCTATTAGCCGATAAATATTTCCCACTGATTAACCAAAAACAACCCAATAGCGAAATGCTGGCAGCGGATGTGATTGTCAGCCAGAAACGTATCGGCAACTTGCCAGCGGTGCGCGTGCCCTACTTCCCTGCCAACGCCATGTTAGTGACTCGTCTGGACAACTTGTCGATCTATTTTATGGACGACAGCCACCGCCGCCATATCGAAGAAGTTGCCCGCCGCGATCGCATCGAAAACTACGAATCCATCAAACAGGATTATGTGGTGGAGGAATACGGCTGTGGTTGCCTGATTGAAAATATCCAACTATTGACTGAAACAAAAAACGAGCATTCAGAAACAGGAGCCTAAGCCATGTTAAGCCCCGCCAGACGGCACATGATGCGAGTTTTAGCGGTGGAGGCGGCGCAGCAAATTGATGAGCCGCTGCGCCATGCCAATGGCTATGAACTGATGCTGCTAAAACTGGCTGAAGATATTCGCGCCCTGAAAAATGTGCATTCGATGGAGCGTAAAGCTGAACGCAAACGGGAAATGCTGCCCTATTACGCCCCTTGGGTGAGCGGAGTATTGAGCGAAGGTCGAGGCGCACAAGATGCGGTATTGATGACGGTTATGGTGTGGAAGCTGGATATTGGCGATATTGCCGGTGCGCTGGAGATTGCCCGTTATGCCTTGCACCATCGCCTCGTGATGCCGGATCGCTATAAACGTTCTACGCCTTACTTATTGGCTGAAGATGTGGCCGATGCTGCCACTCGCGCCCACAGTGCTGGCCAGCCCGTCAATATCGACCACCTGCTGGCCACAATGGAACTGACTGATACCGAAGATATGCCCGATCAAGTGCGCGCCAAGCTACACAAAATCGCCGGTATCGTCCTGCGGGACAGTGGTAAAACCGAATCAGCCTTGGTACACCTCAGGCGCGCGTTACAGCTCAATAGCCATTGCGGTGTGAAAAAAGATATTGAACGGTTGGAGAGCCAACTACGCAAAGCCAGCCGCTAACCAAACGCGCCCCGCGCCGGGCGGCACGCAAGCCGCGACAACATGCCAGATCAACGTTTGCGTCCACCGCCCTCTATTTTGAGGTTGCCATGACGACAGTGATTATTTCCAAAAAAGATGAGCAGCCACATGGCGGTACCATAGTCATTCCGCCATCTGCGCATGACGAGCCACTGATAAAGAACACATTCTTCTTTCCCGATATTGATCCGAAGCGCGTTCGTGACCTGATGCGCCTTGAGCAAACCATCGCCCCTGCCCGGTTACGGGAGGCCATTAAAACCGGTATGGCAGAAACCAATGCGGAGTTACACGATTTTCGCGAGCAGCAAGTCGCCGCTGGATTTAACCGCCTTATCGATGTGCCGTCGGATGAGGTCGATGGGGAGAATATCCGTGTTTTCCATTATGTGCGCGCCGTTTGTGCAATGGCAACCGCGACCTTGTATGAACGTTATCGGGGCGTGGATGCCAGTGCCAAAGGCGACAAAAAAGCTGACAGTATCGACAGTACTATTGATGAATTGTGGCGGGATATGCGTTGGTCGGTCTCGCGCATCCAAGATAAACCACGCTGTATTGTGGGCCACATCTGATGCAAATCATTGCACAACAAGGCGATACCCTTGACCTCATTTGCGCTCGATATTACGGGCGCACAGAGGAGGTATTTGAAACAGTGCTCGCCGCTAATCCGGGGCTGGCAGAACTTGGGGCGGTGCTACCGCATGGCACTCCCATTAAGTTGCCAGATGTTCAAACCTCACCTGTCACAGAGACTGTAAACCTGTGGGACTGACAATGGAGAAGATCAGCACATTTATCACTTACTGGTTATCAGTAGCACTTGCATGGTTCGGTACACAGACGCCAGATAGGTTTGCACTCTATATCGGTGGGAGCTGCGCCATTTTTACCGCGCTGGTTAATTTCTGGTATCGCCGCAAAACCTTTAATTACCTCAGATCTATGGGGCTTAATGAAGGGGTGACTCGTGAACTCAATCGTTAAACGTTGCAGTATCGGTGTGGTGCTGGCGTTGACGATATTGATGCCCGATTTTCATTTGCTACAGACCTCGCCGGAAGGTCTTGCTCTGATCGCAGACCTTGAGGGATGCCGTCTACGGCCCTATCAATGCAGCGCGGGAGTGTGGACATCAGGTATTGGTCACACTGCTGGCGTTGTACCTAAAAGAGATATTACCGAGCGTGATGCGGCGGAAAACTTAGTCGCCGATGTTCTCCATATTGAACAACAACTGGCAGCCTGTGTGCCGGTAGACATGCCGCAGCCGGTTTACGATGCACTTGTCAGTTTCTCGTTTAACGTCGGCACGGCAGCCGCCTGTCGCTCGACGCTGGTTGCGTATCTAAAACGCCGACAATGGGAACAGGCATGTGATCAACTCTCTCGTTGGATATATGTCAATGGAGTCAAAAGCAAAGGGCTGGAGAATCGCCGCCAGCATGAACGTGCTTATTGTCTTAAGGGAACGCAATGAAAACACTCATCGTGTTGCTAATTCTGGCCGTGTTCGGTGTGCTATGGCTGCGTGACGAGAACGACAAATTAAGCCGGTCGCTTGAGGGAGCTAATCGTGTCACTAACGAGCAAAAAAACACGATTAGCATGCTAAAAAATCAACTTAACGTTGCTGCCAACCGAGCTGAGAAAAATGAGAGAGCACAGGTTGCCCTGCGTCGGAAGCTTGATGCCGCCGGAAAACTGGCAGTACAGCGTGAACAAGCCATCACAAGATTACTCAATGAAAATGAAACCTTTCGCCGCTGGTACCGCACTGATTTGCCTGATGTTGTGCGCCGGATGCACCGACGCCCCGCCTGTGCATCCGCCAGTCATTGTTTACAGCGGATGCCCGAGAGTCAGCCTTTGCCCGATGCCCGGCAGCGACCCGACAACTAACGGCGATTTGAGTGCCGATATTCGTCAGCTTGAGCATGCACTCGAACGTTGTGCGTTACAGGTTGAAATTGTTAAACAATGTCAGGATGAATTAGATGCTGAAACCCGACAGTTTGCGCAAGACTCTCACTGATGCAGTGCCGGTGCTGCGTACCAATCCCGACATGCTGCGTTTATTCGTGGATAATGGCAAAATTGCCGCCACACTGGCCGCATCACTGTCATTTGAAAAACAGTACACTCTCAATGTGGTGGTGACAGATTTCACTGGCGATATTGATTTATTGCTAGTGCCGATAATGGCATGGCTACGTGAAAATCAGCCCGACATTATGACCACCGATGAAGGCCAGAAAAAAGGCTTTACGTGGTATACCGATATCAATAACGACAATAGCATTGATGTCAGTATCAACCTGTTACTGTCCGAGCGTACCCTTGTCAGGGAGGTCGACGGCGCGTTACATGTGCAAAACATACCGGAGCCACCGCGACCAGAACCGATAACGAGGCCGGCAGAAATGTGGGTTAATGGTGAACTGGTGAGTCAGTGGAATGAATGAATTTAAACCATTTGAAGATAAGTTGGCTGGTCTGATTGCTGCGCTATCACCCGCAAGCCGTCGCAGTATGACTGTCGAAATTGCGAAGAAGCTGCGCCGACGTCAGCAGCAGCGAATCAAATCCCAAAAATCGCCGGATGGCACGCCCTATGCTCCGCGAAAGCGCCAACCGATCAAAACGAAGAAAGGCCGCATTAAGCGGGAAATGTTTGCCAAATTGCGTACCAACCGCTTTATGAAAGCCAAAGGCGATGACAATGCTGCCGTGGTGGAGTTTACCAGCAAGGTACAGCGTATTGCGCGGGTGCATCATTATGGCCTAAAGGATAAACCGGGACGCAACAGTGCTGCGGTGGAATATCCAGAACGGCCATTGATGGGGTTTAACTCTGAGGATTATAAAGTCATTGAGAAAATAATCACCGAAGTTCTGTCATGATTATTGGCAATATACTTTCACTTTCAATGTACTTTAAAATTCAGTTTTCCTATTTATAGTTTTGATTTTCATTGGTTCTTCCTCAGCCTTTATCTCGCTCTGACAATGCTTATTCATAAGTTTAAGAATAAAAAAGATAAATAGCATAATAAATAAATAGTTCCAAAATGACATGCTTGGAATACTCATCAATATCGCCCACAAAAACATTGTATATACCGCTATAAACTGATTAATTTTGGATACTGAAAAATTTTGTGGTGCATGCATCAACTCTTTCCATTTTTTATTTTTTTCCATGCAGTTTTGTCGGTGTAGAACTGTTTTATAAAGTGGACCCGTTATTTCATCTTCAAGCCTATCAATATGAAACTCCCAATTTTCTTGCCAAAACTTGCTGCCCTTATTAACTAAAAACCAACCATATGAGAAGACAAAACCGGTTGAGGCAATGAAAATAAGGTACAGGTCAGCATTATCAATGGCTTTTTCAGAATGCTTTGAAGCTAACAGTAAGAACCCAGCAAACATTGCTGCGATTAATGTCCAAAAATAAGCAGTTCGCTTCCAATACAACTCAATTTCAAATTTTCTAATCTCATGTGCCTTTTCAAGCGCTAGCAAATTTCTGTCGTATCTTGCCTTTCTGGCATAGAACTTCCTAATCCCAAATGCCCTGTTGTAGTCACTTTCCTTCATGTTCTTTCCTTAATCTTTTAGTTGAACTCAGAATAATCATCTCTAATCAGGTTGTATCAACGATAGCAGAGCATCAACTAATTGGTTTACAACAATATCTTATGCAATCTATTTGTTATGAACACACTCGCAAATATTCAAGAACTTGCCCGCATGCTGCGTAATATGATCCGCACTGGCGTGATCGTTGAAACCGACCTGATTGCTGGCCGCTGCCGTGTGCAAACGGGGGGTATTTATACCGACTGGCTCCAGTGGCTGACTCACCGCGCTGGAGGTTCTCGCACATGGTGGGCTCCATCGGTGGGTGAGCAGGTATTAATTCTAGCTGTCGGCGGCGAACTTGATACCGCTTTTGTGCTGCCGGGGATTTTTTCCGACAACCATCCTGCACCGTCTGCCTCAGCGGATGCCTATCACGTTACTTTTCCCGATGGTGCTGTGATTGAGTACGAACCGGAGAGCAGTACGTTAACCGTCAGCGGCATTAAAACCGCCAATATCACCGCATCGCAAACTCTTATCGCCTCCGTGCCAGAGGTACGGGTTAGCGCATCAACCCGCATTACTCTCGACTCGCCCGAAGTGATTTGCACCAATACGCTGATTGCTGGCTCACTGGAGGTACAAAAAGGCGGCAAGATGAGCGGCAATATTGAACATAGCGGCGGTTCATTGTCGTCAAACGGCAAAGTGTTGCATACCCACCAACACCCAGGCGACAGCGGCGGCACAACAGGAGCACCACTATGACCGCAGGTTACATCGGTATCAGTCGCACTACTGGTCGGGCGATCACCGATGCGGAGCATATTCGTCAAAGTGTGAGTGATATTTTGCTTACGCCCATTGGCTCACGAGTGATGCGCCGTGATTATGGTTCGTTGCTGTCTTCAATGATTGACCAGCCGCAAACTCCCGCCCTTGAGCTGCAAATCAAGGCGGCTTGTTACATGGCGATCCTCAAATGGGAACCGCGTGTAAAGTTGACCTCGGTGACCACAGAACGCCGGTTTAACGGTCAGATGGTGGTCAACTTGTCTGGCCAACACGCTAAAACGGGTGAAAGTCTTTTGTTAACCCTTCCTGTGAGTTGAAACCATGCCGATTATCGACCTGAACCAGCTCCCCGCGCCGGATGTGGTAGAGAAGCTTGATTTCGAAACCATCCTCACCGAGCGCAAAGCGACACTGATTTCTCTGTTCTCCGAAGAACAGCAGGAAGCCGTTGCCCGCACGCTGGCACTGGAGTCAGAACCGCTGACCAAATTCCTTGAAGAAAATGCTTATCGTGAGGTTATCTGGCGTCAGCGAGTTAACGAAGCAGCCCGCGCCAATATGCTGGCCTATGCCGTTGGTCATGATCTTGACGTGATGGCAGCAAACAACAATACCGAACGGCTTACCATCACCCCAGCAGATAACACCACCATTCCACCCACACCGGCAGTGATAGAGTCTGACACCGATTTGCGTCTGCGAGCACAGCAGGCATTCGAGGGGCTGAGTGTGGCGGGGCCGGTTGGGGCTTATGAGTATCATGGTCGCAGCGCTGACGGGCGTGTTGCGGATATTTCTGTTGTCAGTCCTACCCCTGCTTGTGTGACCATTACTGTGCTATCACGTGAGGGTGACGGCACCGCTAATTCTGATCTACTGGCCGCCGTAGAAAAAGCGCTCAATGCTGATGACGTGCGCCCGGTAGGCGACCGTGTAACAGTACAGAGCGCCAAGATTGTGCCGTATCAGATTAATGCGACGTTATATTTTTACCCCGGCCCCGAGCAAGAACCCATTAGACAAGCGGCAGAACAGCAACTCAAAACCTATATCAGCTTGCAGCATCGGATCGGGAGGGATATTCGCCTGTCGGCCATCCATGCCGCGCTTCACGTTGAAGGAGTGCAGCGTGTGGAACTGGCTTCGCCGGCACATGACATGGTGCTCGATAAATACCAGGCATCTTATTGCACTGAATACACAATCACTATAGGGGGGACGGATGAGTGATAATCGCTTGTTGCCCGTGGGCTCGTCGGTGCTGGAAGTCGCCACCGTAATGGCTGCGGCTGAAATTACCCGAGTGCCAGTGCCACTGCGCACATTGTGGGATCCGCAGCGATGTCCTGTCGCACTGTTACCTTATTTGGCGTGGGCGCTGTCGGTTGACCGGTGGGATTTTAACTGGCCGGAAGCGACTAAACGCCATGTTATTGCATCCTCATTTTTTATCCATCAACACAAAGGCACTATCAGTGCATTGCGGCGGGCGGTGGAACCGCTTGGCTATCTGATTGAGATTAAAGAGTGGTGGCAGCTTAACGATGAACCCGGTACTTTTCGCCTCGTTATCGGAGTGCTCGACAGTGGTATTACTGACGAAATGTATCAGGTGCTCGAGCTTTTAATTAATGATGCAAAACCGGCAAGCCGCCATCTGATTGGCCTCACTATCAGCCTAAGTTCAAGCGGTAGCCTATTTGTCGGTGCAAGTTGTTATCACGGTGAAACGCTGACCATCTACCCCTATATAGCGGATGAAATCACCGTCGGGGGCGAGTTCTTCCCGGCTTCAGTTATACATTTAATTGACTCACTGAATGTGTAAACCAATGACTACGAAATATTTTGCAATTTTGACGAATCAGGGTGCGGCCCGGTTGGCCAATGCAGCAGCATTAGGGACAACGTTAAAAATTACCCATATGTCTGTCGGGGATGGGGGCGGAAAGGCTGTAACGCCAAATCCAGAACAAACAACGCTGATAAATGAAGTCAGGCGAGGCACGGTTAATATGCTCTCGATTGACCCGCAAAATATAAATCAGATTATTGTCGAGCAGGTTATTCCCGAAAATGAGGGCGGCTGGTTTATTCGTGAGATCGGTCTGTTTGACAGTGAAGGGATGTTAATTGCCGTCGCAAACTGCCCTGAAACATACAAGCCATTGTTACAAGAGGGAAGCGGACGAACTCAAACTATTCGAATGATTTTAATTGTTTCCAGTACCAACGCGGTGGAGTTAAAAATTGATCCGTCCGTGGTGCTGGCAACGCGTCAATATGTTGATAATAAAATCATTGAGGTTAAACAGTACGCCGATGCTTTACATCAAAAACATATTGATGCTGCTAATCCGCATAGCCAATATGCATTCAAACATAGCCCAGATTTGACGGGAATACCAACAGCACCCACGCCAGCACAAGATACCAATAATCAGCAAATTGCTACCACTGAGTTTGTGCGTACATGGATTAATTTTCTGAAAGGTGATGTTCCGGTTGAACTTGGTAGCTTGAAGGCACTGGCAGACGCTCTTGATACTAAGTTGGCAAAAGACAGTAATGGCTCTGACATCCCCAACAAACCGTTGTTTGCTCATAACATTGGGGTTTACAACAAAGCAGAAAGCGATTCTCGTTATTTACGCGCACAAGATAATTTACCTGTCGGTATTCCACTGCCGTGGCCGTTAGCCACACCGCCAACAGGTTGGATAATTTGTAATGGTCAGGCGTTTGATAAAGCACATTGCCCACAATTGGCGCTGGCCTATCCGAGCGGTGTATTACCTGATTTGCGTGGCCTGTTTATTCGTGGTTGGGACAATGGACGCAACCTTGATGGCGGTCGTACATTGCTGAGTTTTCAGGGGGATGCCATCAGGAACATTACCGGATTCTACATACAAAATCTGGCCGGTAACTCATATTGGAATGGCTGTGGGGGAGCGTTCTATCAGGAAGGTAATGCTTTTGGACACCATGCCAATAATAGTGGTGGTAATGGAGCAACAACCAAGAGATTTGATGCTTCCCGCGTAGTGCCTACTGCCAATGAAAACCGTCCCGTCAATATGGCATTTAACTACATTGTGAGGGCTGCATAATCATGGCTTTTGTAATGTCAGACAAAGAGCAGACTGTTACTGTTTTTAATTATCATTATGAGACTAAAGAATTTGTTGGGAAAAGTAATTACTACATTGCGCCCTATACTGGGCTACCCGCATCCTGCACAGAAATAAAACCTTTACCCGCTAAAAAGGGATATGCGGTTATTTTTAATGAAGAAACCCAACAATGGGAATATGTCGAAGATCATCGCCAAACCGAAGTGTACAACACACAAACTGGGGAGCCGCAAACCATCAGTCAGCTCGGTTTCTTACCAGAAAATACCACACCACTTGCTCCAACAAGCCAGTTTGATCGCTGGAATGGCACCCAATGGATTAAAGATACCGATGCAGAAAAACAATATTACCTAACCGAAGCGAGGCAAAAGAAAAGTATTTTACTGGAGGAAGCCAAGACTCAAATTGAAATCCTCAAAGACAGTATTGAGTTTAATATAGCCACTCCAACAGCCGAATCTGAGTTGGTAGCATGGCGTAAATATCGCGTTCAGCTTAATCAGTTAGATATATCAGCGGCACCGGATATTGATTGGCCGGAGCAACCGGAGTAATTCGGGCGGGCAGTTGCCCGCGTTTCTTATTCTTGCTGTTGTGTCAGACCTTATCCAACCCGGATAAATAGCACCTTATAAAGACCAACTGGACAATAACACTCATCTCTTAACCACGGAGTTAAACAGATGAGTGACTATCACCACGGCGTACAGGTCATCGAAATCAACGACGGTACCCGTGTCATTTCTACTGTCTCAACCGCGATTGTTGGTATGGTCTGCACGGCCAGCGATGCAGATGCAGCAACATTTCCCCTCAATGAGCCGGTGTTAATTACCAATGTACAGAGCGCCATCGCCAAAGCCGGTAAAAAAGGCACATTGGCCGCAGCATTACAGGCTATTGCCGATCAGTCGAAACCCGTCATTGTTGTTGTGCGTGTGGAGGAGGGTTCCGGCGATGATGAAGAAGCCAAACTCGCGCAGACAGTTTCCAACATCATTGGCACCACTGATGAAAACGGTAAATATACTGGCCTGAAAGCCCTGCTTACCGCCGAGGCAGTCACCGGTGTTAAGCCCCGCATTCTTGGGGTGCCGGGGCTGGACACCAAAGAGGTTGCCGTAGCACTTGCATCCACTTGCCAGAAATTACGCGCATTTGGTTATGTCAGCGCGTGGGACTGTAAGACTGTTTCCGAAGCGAAAGCCTATCGCGAGAATTTCAGCCAGCGTGAGCTGATGGTGATCTGGCCGGATTTTCTGGCATGGAACACTGCGACTAACACGACAGCTATTGCCTACGCCACCGCTCGCGCACTCGGTCTGCGTGCCAAGATCGACCAAGAACAGGGCTGGCACAAAACGCTGTCTAACGTCGGTGTCAATGGCGTCACCGGTATCAGCGCCTCGGTATTCTGGGATTTACAAGAACCGGGTACTGATGCCGACCTGCTCAATGAATCCGGTGTCACCACGCTGATCCGCAAAGATGGTTTTCGTTTTTGGGGCAACCGTACCTGTTCGGATGACCCACTATTCCTGTTTGAGAACTATACCCGCACCGCACAGGTTATCGCCGATACCCTGGCCGAGGGGCATAGGTGGGCGGTGGATAAACCTGTCACCGCCACATTGATTCGCGACATTGTAGATGGCATCAATGCCAAGTTTCGCGAGCTAAAAACTAACGGCTATGTCGTTGATGCAAGCTGCTGGTTTGACAAAGAAGCCAATGATGCCGAAACCTTGAAAGTCGGAAAACTGTATATCGATTATGACTATACGCCGGTACCGCCACTAGAAAACCTGACCTTACGCCAGCGTATCACCGATAAGTATCTGGCAAATCTGATCTCCTAGGTTAACAGCAAGTAAGGAGCCTGAACAATGGCAATGCCACGCAAACTGAAAATGATGAATGTGTTCCTGAATGGCTACAATTATCAGGGCGTCGCCAAGTCAATTACGTTACCCAAACTGACCCGTAAGCTCGAAAACTATCGCGGGGCGGGCATGAATGGCAGTGCTCCGGTCGATCTCGGTTTGGATGATGATGCTCTGTCAATGGAATGGTCGCTTGGTGGTTTCCCTGATGCGGTTATCTGGGAGTTGTATGCTGCCACTGGTATCAATGCGGTACCGATTCGTTTTTCTGGCTCTTACCAGCGCGATGATAGTGGCGAAACGGTGGCCGTCGAAGTCGTGATGCGCGGTCGCCAGAAAGAGATCGACACCGGCGAAGGCAAAGAGGGAGAGGATACTGAAGCGAAAATCTCGGTGGTCTGCACTTACTTCAAGCTGACGCTGGACGGTAAAGAATTGGTCGAAATAGACACCCTTAATCTGATTGAGAAGGTGAATGGCGTCGACCGCCTCGAACAGCATCGCCGCAATATCGGCCTGTAATTTTTACCCGGTCAGTCAGGCTGACCGGTTTCCCCTGACAACTGAGTGAAACGAGAAAATCATGACGAAAGAAAACGAGAATATCGTCACTTTGGAAAACCCGGTTAAACGTGGCGGGCAGGAAGTCGCGAGTATCACCCTGATCAAACCCAATGCCGGGACACTGCGCGGTGTCAGTCTGGCGGCAGTAGCAAACGCTGAAGTTGACGCGCTGATTAAGGTGCTGCCGCGTATGACTTATCCGTCACTGACTGAACAGGAAGTCGCCGCATTAGAACTGCCCGACCTTGTGGCACTGGCTGGTAAGGTGGTGGGTTTTTTATCGCCGAATTCGGTGCAGTAGATTTCCCGAAGAAACTGTCGGTCGATGATTTGATGGCAGATATTGCCGTGATATTCCACTGGCCACCATCAGAGTTATATCCCCTGAGTCTGACCGAACTCATCACATGGCGCGAAAAAGCGCTCCAGCGAAGTGGAAATACCCATGAGTAACAACGTTAAGTTACAGGTATTACTCAAGGCTGTTGACCAAGCAACGCGCCCGTTTAAATCCATTCAGACAGCGAGTAAATCGCTGTCTGGGGATATTCGGGAAACGCAAAAATCATTACGCGAACTGAGCGGTCAGGCATCCCGTATTGAGGGATTCCGTAAGACCAGCGCGCAGCTTGCCATCACAGGTCAGGAGCTGAAAAGAGCAAAAGAAGCAGCCCGCGCGTTAGCTATTCAGTTTAGAAACACCGAACAGCCGACCCGCGCACAGGCTCAGGCGATGGAGGCCGCCCGCAAAAATGTCGCCACTCTTCAGCTCAAACATAATAGCTTACGACAGGCAATACAGCGCCAGCGTCAGGAACTCAGTCAGGCGGGTATTAATACACGCACATTGGCGGCAGATGAGCGACGTCTGAAAAACGCCATCAGCGAAACCACGGCACAGCTCAATCGTCAGCGTGAAGCGTTGGCGCAGGTCAGTGCGCAACAGGCAAAACTCAACGCGGTAAAGCAGCGCTATCAGGCAGGTAAAGAGCTGGCGGGTAATGCAGCATCAATCGGGGCTGCTGGTGTAGGGATTGCAACTTCTGGCACGTTAGCCGGTGCTGCGCTGCTGAAATCCGGTTATGACTTTGCACAGAAAAACTCCGAGTTACAGGCGGTGCTCGGCGTGACAAAAGACTCTGTAGAAATGGCGGCATTACGCAAACAGGCGCGCCAACTTGGCGATAATACCGCGGCCTCTGCCGACGATGCAGCGGGTGCGCAGATTATTATCGCCAAAGCGGGCGGCGATGTGGACGCCATTCAGGCTGCAACACCGGTCACGCTAAATATGGCTCTGGCGAATCGACGCACGATGGAGGAAAACGCCGGATTGCTGATGGGGATGAAATCAGCCTTTCAGCTTGCAAACAATAATGTCGCGCATATAGGTGATGTGATCTCAATGGCCATGAATAAGACCGCCGCTAATTTTGATGGTCTCAGTGATGCGTTAACCTACGCCGCCCCGGTGGCGAAAAATGCCGGTGTCAGTATTGAGGAAACCGCCGCTATGGTCGGCGCACTGCATGATGCAAAAATCACCGGTTCAATGGCGGGTACGGGAAGTCGTGCAGTATTGAGTCGCTTACAGGCTCCGACCGGTAAGGCGTGGGATGCAATAAAAGAGCTGGGGGTAAAAACTGCCGACCCCAAAGGCAACACGCGGCCAATCTTTACCATCCTGAAAGAGATGCAGGCCAGCTTTGAGAAAAATAGACTGGGTACTGCCCAACGCGCCGAATACATGAAAACCATTTTTGGCGAGGAAGCCAGTTCGGCCGCTGCAGTTTTAATGACCGCTGCGGTAACCGGTAAACTCGACCAGCTTACCGCTGCTTTTAAAGCTTCTGACGGCAAAACCGAGGAACTGGTCAACATTATGCAGGACAACCTCGGCGGCGACTTTAAAGCATTTCAGTCGGCATATCAGGCCGTGGGGACTGACCTGTATGACCAACAGGAGTCTTCACTGCGCAAACTGGTACAAACGGCCACCCGATATGTGTTGAAACTGGATCTCTGGATCCAGAAAAACAAAGGATTGGCTCAGACATTAGGCACTATTGCTGCGGTGACCCTTGGCATTGTCGGCATAATTGGAGCCATTGGCCTCGTGGCGTGGCCGGTTATCACTGGTGTGAATGCCATTATTGCTGCGGCTGGCGCGCTAGGCACCGTGTTCACCTCGGTATGCGGCGCGATTATGACTGCCATTGGTGCGATCAGTTGGCCGGTGCTGGCTGTTGTAGCAGCCATTGCCGCCGGCGCGTTACTTATCCGTAAATACTGGCAACCTATCAGCGCATTTTTTGGTGGTGTAGTTGCTGGACTCAAGGCAGCATTTGCACCGATCGGTGGAATGTTCGCGCCGCTTAAGCCGATGTTTGATTCCCTCGGCGAAGGCCTGCAAAAGGTCTGGCAATGGTTTAAAGACCTCATTGCACCAGTGAAATCCAGTAAAGAAACACTCGACAGTTGCCGCGATGCAGGCGTGATATTTGCTCAGGCGCTGGCTGATGCGCTGATGCTGCCGCTCAATGCCTTTAACAAATTGCGCAGTGGTATTGATTGGGTGCTGGAAAAGCTCGGTATTATCAATAAGGAATCCAGCACACTTGACCAAACTGCGGCTAAAGCCAGTGCCGTGACCCAGGGCAGCTCCTACATTCCAGCGACCAGTACTTATGGTGGCTATCAGGCCTATCAGCCAGTTACCGCACCTGCGGGCCGCTCTTTCGTTGACCAGAGCAAAAACGATTACCACATCACGCTCTCTGGTGACGTCTCAACGAGTGACAATCTTAACCGCCAGCTGCGCGATGCTCTCGAACAATATGAACGGGAAAAGCGCGCCCGTATGCGTGCCAGCATGACATTCGATGGATAAGGAGATAACACACCATGATGCTCGCACTCGGTATGTTTGTTTTTATGCGGCAGACACTGCCCTACCAGAATTTTCAGCGTAATGCGGAGTATCGCTGGCCGTCTAATAGTCGGGTTGGTCAGCGTGATGCTTTTCAGTTTCTTGGGGTTGGCGAAGAGAAAATCACACTTGGGGGTGTGCTTTATCCCGAACTCACGGGCGGTAAAATGACTATGACCACACTTAGACTGATGGCTGAAGAAGGCCGCGCGTGGCCATTGCTGGATGGCACCGGCATGATTTACGGTATGTATGTCATTAACTCGGTGAATGAAACCGGTAGCGTGTTTTTTGCCGACGGTACTCCGCGCAAAATCGATTTTACGCTAACTCTCACCCGCGTGGATGAATCGCTCGCAGCGCTATATGGCGATATAGGTAAACAGAGCGAAACGCTCATCGGCAATAACGGCAATATGATCGCAAAACTGGCTGGCGCAGTGGGGGCGAGTTAATGTTAGATGTGCTGACAAAAGATGCGGGTAGCATCTTGATGCCGGATTTTATGTTAACGCTTGATAGTCGTGATATTACCGGAAATATCAGCAACCGCTTGATAAATCTAACGCTGACTGATAATCGCGGCTTTGAAGCCGACCAGCTTGATATTGAGCTTGATGACGCAGACGGACGGGTTGAGTTGCCGCTACGCGGTGCTGTTTTGACGTTGTTTCTCGGCTGGAAAGGATTTGCGCTGATCGGTAAAGGCAGCTTTACCGTTGATGAAGTGGAACATCGCGGCGCACCGGATACCGTGACCATCCGTGCCAGAAGTGCAGATTTTCGTGGAACACTAAATTCCAGACGCGAGGAATCATGGCATGACACCACGCTCGGCGCTATCGTTGAAGCCATCGCCACGCGGAACAAACTCATTGCCAGCGTAGCTCCGGCATTAGCCTCAATTAAAATTCCGCACATCGACCAGTCGCAGGAGTCCGACGCTAAATTCCTCACTCGCCTTGCAGAACGGAACGGAGGCGAAGTCTCCGTCAAAGCGGGGAAGCTGTTGTTTCTCATAGCTGGTCGCGGCGTAACGGCCAGTGGTCACCCCATTCCACCAGTCACTCTCACTCGCAGCGACGGCGATCGGCACCAATTTGCCATCGCTGATCGGGGCGCTTACACCGGCGTTACAGCTAAGTGGTTACACACCAAAGACCCGAAGCCGCAAAAGCAAAAAGTGAAGCTCCAGCGCAAACCCAAGGAACAGCATTTAAGGGCGTTACAACACCCCAAAGCGAAACCGGAAGCGAAGAAAAAAACCACTAAAGAGCAGGAAACTCGCGAGGGTGAATATATGGTGGGCGAAGCGGATAACACGTTTACCCTGACGACAACTTATGCCAGCAAAGCGCAAGCCATACGCGCTGCTCAGGCAAAATGGGATAAATTACAACGTGGTGTGGCGGAATTTTCTATTACTTTGGCCGTTGGCAGGCCAGAGCTATACCCGAAAACCCCTGTCAAAGTGAAAGGATTTAAGTCAGTGATCGATAACCAGCCGTGGATAATTACTAAAGTTATTCATTCGCTCAATAATAGCGGTTATACGACAAACCTCGAACTTGAAGTTCTACTATCAGATATAAGCTATGAAGCTATTGATGGATAACTTGTTGAATATAAACAGATGATTTATTCATTTGAATAATTTAAAATAGTCAATAAGCTCAAATGAACGTTGAGGTGTTTATTATGATGCGATGCCCTATTTGCCGTTGCACAGCACATACTCGATCCAGTCGTGAAATATCTGCCGAAACTAAAGAGAGATATAATCAGTGTACCAATATTAATTGCGGACACACCTTTATTACAATGGAGACATTTATTCGCTCTATTATGACTCCGGGTGTTATTAATAAAGCTCCGCCACATTCAACTGCTCAAGGGCAATCAACGCTCAATTTCTAA